CTCGTCTATCTTAGTCACCTCGACACCCATACCCTTTAACTGGTCGCGGAACTTAGCGGCACCCATACCGTAGCCCGCACCTAGAATAGTAGTCTTGCCGATGAAGCGTTCGGCGGGTGTTATGTCTTCTTCTTTCTTATTATAGATAGTAGCCGCCATCTTCTTGTACACGTCTTCGCCGTTCTCGAATGCTCGAACTAGGTCAACTTGTCCTGCTAACCAAGCTAATACGCGAGCCTCTATCTGCGCAGAGTCAGCTTCGATCAAGGTGTAGCCTTTAGGGGCGCAAATACATGCTTTCAATACCTTTGCATTTGGCCCACGTGAGGGTAGGTTTTGTAGGTTTATCTTATCAGACCCGCCAAACCTTCCTGTGTGTGCGGCATAGTATCGGATAGGCACGGGCAGCGTGCCCCGAATACCAATGTCGATAAACCTCTCGGTGCGTGTCTCTTCTAATGTGCTCTTCAAACCTATTCTTGCAGCTACTAGGGCTTGTACTCGCGCATCGTCATGCTCCTGTAGGGCTTTGAACCCCTCGTCACTCTTGGCAAACGCAAAGGCTTCCTTACCCGTACGCAAACTTGTTTTCATTGGTGGCACAACGCCCAGCGCCTCAAGTGCCTTAGCGAACTTCGGGTTGGACATCAGCTCTTTTTTCTCGATACCACACTCTGCAAGTAGGTGTTCTTTCTGCTCTTGTAGCGTATCCAAATGGTCTTCAAGTTTACCTACGTCCAACTCCAGTACGGGGTCGATAAACATACGCAGCGTCATGTCGATTACTTTTAGTTCTTTCTTTGGAAATACTTTCAGAAATATCTCAAACAACTGATACGTAAGCTCAACGTCTTGTATGCAGTAGTCGCCGTAACGTTCGAGTTCGTCTTCAGTAAAGTCACGACGGCGTTTACCTATAGCGTTGCCTACTTCGTTACCTTTTTCCCCGATCTCGTACATGTCAGCCAAGTACTTAAGAGAGCCACCGACTTCCGTACCATGTAATGCGCGGCCCATACACAGCGTATCAAGGTATAGCTTAGGGTGAATATCAAACAGCCAACTAAGAATAGCACCATCAAACATAGTGTTATGAGCAAGAACAGCAGAGTTTTCCCAGTCATAGTTATCATGTAAATACTCTTTAACTGCATTGAACGGGCCGCTTATCCAATCTGTTTCCCCTGCGTTAACTTTAACGCTCAGTCCTATCACTTCAAACTCTGGGCTTCGTACGTACTGCTCGGTTGTTAGTTTACTTAGCGAAAACTGTTTGTCGTAATAGGTTTCAAAATCTATTGTTATAATATTCACTTAGTTTCTTTTCCTAATGTTTTGTTTCAAAATTTTCTAGGGTTTCGCTATAAAGATGAGTTAGCACATCAATCCAATCTTGCAAGGCATCTAGTTGGCTAATTGTAGTCTCCTCAGTAAATCGTCCTACTAGCTCCACACTACCTTCGCCATACTCTTCTTCCCAAACCAACGTTGCCATTTGTATTCTACTCATTATAGTTTCCCTTCTTCTATTAGTGCTAAACGATTAGCTTCTTGTGCAGCAGCTATGTCTTTTTTATTTTGTCCGGTGTATGCGACAGCCAACTTTTCTTTGATGAGTAGTTTATTAATGGTTGTCCGTCCAACTTTGATTTCACCCAAGTACCTTCCAAACTTTCCCTTCTCCCTTGTTCGGAGCGCATAAACTCCTCCCAACTTGAGAGCCTTTTGGGCGTAGGCTTTCGCGAGTAGTCCATGTGCTTTCTCCTGTTTATTTCTAGTGCGACACTCTGGAGTATCGATGCCGAAAAGACGGATACGCTGATTACGAACCCAACAGTCAAACCCAAGATCAATATCAACATCTACTGTATCTCCATCGACGACTCTAATTATTGTTGCTTTGTATTCGTACATTTACTTAACCTCATCTATTATGGCAGGTAAGTAGTTAAACAAGATGTCGCTATCGCATTCAATAGTAACGCGGGCCGTGTCTGTTGCAACGTAATAAGTTATTACAGGTACTTCTGCTATGTGGCATCCCACGTTGTCCACTTTGATAATTACATCTGGTATGGGTTCCTCTACTACTTCTGGAGTAGTGACAACAGCAGCGTCTGGCGCAAAGTACAGCCAAACACAAAATACGCTAACCACAAATAAAATTACTGCGGCAACTGACATAAATAAAGTTTCGTTTTTCATCCTATCTCCACGTTATTAGTCGTAAATATTAAAGTTTTCTTCAAAAGGTACACAGGTTTCTAGTATTATTTTACCCATGCCAAGGGCTTCTCTTTTTGAGACCACGACAATCATGTTGGGTTCGACTTCGACAACACACATTGTGCGTTTTTCTTCTTTAGCTAAGTACTCCGCTTCTTCTAGCGCAGCCATTGGGTCGGTAAAGTTACTCATCTTCAAACTCCTTAAGAATATCTTCTAGCTTCTCCACCGCATCAGTAACACGTTGTATTAACGCGATAAGTTCTTCGGCATCTTCACCATCAACTTCTATAGTTATTTTCATTCTACCTCGTGCAATTCAATCAATAAGTCGATGCAGTGCTTCGCCTTGGTTAAATCTTCTAGCGGTTTTCCCTTCAACTTCCATCTGGATATGTACTTAACCACATTACCTTCGAGCAATGACAACCCGTTCTTCTCTGCGTACTCAGCAGGTTGGATTACCATGTTCTTGTAGTGGTTGCCGCCAGTCTGTCTGTCTAAGGCGCTAGTCGTTTCGCCCGTCTCTTCCGTTGTAAGGGTCTTGTTCTTGGCTATGTCTCTCAGCCCGCTTGGTGTCAGCATTCTTTTTTTCCTTCTCTGCTTGTTTCTATTTTTCAAAAATTCTCGCCCAGCTCTTCTTTGAGGGCTTTTAATTCTTGTTCTCTTTCTTTTTTATATTTTTCCCTGAAAGCTATCAGTTCTTTTTCCTCTTGCTTTCGTTTTGCGTCTGCTTTTGCTGCGCTCTTAGCGATAGTCATTGCATTTTGAATTATTATTTTTTCTCTATCCTCACCTGCCTCGTCACTGTGTGCGTAAGCTAAAGAAGCTGTTGAATACGTTCTAAGTTTTCGTAAGGCTTTCTGTTCTATTTGCCTAATTCTTTCGGGGTTTACTCCCACAATTTCTTTTATTTCTGCTAAAGTTTTGGGGGACTCACCCTCTAACCCAAAGCGGGCATTAACTATTGTTCGTTCTCTGTCAGTTAGTTTTCCTACCGCTGCCGCCAAAAGGTCTGTTGCATCGCCGTCGCTTAGTATTTGTAGCGGGTCAGTCCCACCGGCTAGTAAGTTACTAGAGGTTAATTCAGCCATGTTGGCTTCTATTGCACCGGAGTTAATTTGTAGGGGGTCGTCCAGATGTTGAGGTGGGAAGAGATCGTATACGCTGCAAGTAAAGAAATCACAAAGGGTTTGTGCAGTTGCAGTTGTTTCCCCTTTTTTAGTAAAAGCCGGTACTTTTAAATTAAGTACCTTACCTATAGTCGTTTGGGTTAACCCGCTAGCTCTGCTCAATTCAGCCGCATTGCTTAAGCCGTAAGACTGCATAAGATTAAACAGGTAATTGTTTTTTACTTTTACTTCTACTCTGTAGTCTTTCATTCGTAGCTTCCTATGACATCCCCAGCGTCTATCCAAACGCTAAGAGCTTTTAGCACTCTTTCTTTTCTAGCCCGTAGCTTCTCGGCTTTGGCTTTGCGTGCGGCACGCAGTTTAGGTAATTCTTCTAGTTCTTTTTTCCATAAAGCATGTTGCGCTTTCTTTTGTGCTTTCGTTAGCTTAAACGTTTTTGTCCTATGGGATATAAACTCCGCTATTCTGGCTTTAAGCGTAGGTGGTTTTAACGCTTTGGTATTCTCTTCTATCGCGGCGTCTAAAGTTTCTACAAGTTTGAGTAAATCTTGTTTAGTTGTCATGTGTTTTTCCTAAGATACTGGTATCTGTTATTCTTCAAACCACGTAGACATAGCTTCATCCGCCGCACGTTCCGCCATCTCTCGCTTACGCTCGGCAGGGTCTACGTAATCTTCTTCTAAAGTATCAAGGTACGCGTCTAACTCAACCATTACTCTGTCTCTATTGTCCATTATCATCCTCCTGAATATCTTTTAGTATCTCCCGCCGTAGTCGCTTGCGCTCTTCGGGCGAACATTTAGTTGCGATCTTGATGTCACTTAATTTTAGTTTGTAGCTCGACGGTTGCCAGTACAGTGCAGCTTCTGGATCGGTGACCAACACGTACTGCCACTTCTCCCCGTCTATATCCACGTAGAACGATTCACCGTTCACGGTGTTTCCTCCTTAAGTTTGTTTTAGTTAGTGCGTGTCCCACTAACAAGTATCCCCACCTATTCAGTTCAACTTGCTAGCTTCGCACGGCTAACCTTAGCGCGGTTTCTTCGGCAACGCATCACGTAGGAAATACAAAACTCAAGGTTCAGTACCGTATATGTGATCGTTAACTGAGGGTGTTTTGCTGAATATGCCCACCGCCCACTGGGACATCGAGTAGGGAACAAATCAACCCTAACTCTTACTACAACAACTTCCTAAGCATCGTACCTATAGCATCGACGTTATCTTCATTGACTACCCACGCTTCGCCTCGTGCACTACGTATGGCGTTTAGTTCTCTGTCCTGCAATGCAGTCGTTGTGTTCTTACCTGCCTTGCATTCTATTGCCCAGAACTTTCCGTTAAAACATCCAACTATGTCAGGCACGCCACTACGTCCGTAACCACCTGTTGCCGGAAAGAAATAATATACATGACTTCCAAGCTGTTTCAACTGTTTTACTACATTATCTTTAACTTTCTTCTCCGGTGTCAATGCCATTATCTTCGTCTCCTTCGTAGAATACCCAGTAAACATATTTGTCTATCCTCCTACCGATCTTATTAACAAACTCGGTAGGTGGTTCGTATGACATGGTGCACAGTACAGCAACACGTCGTGTTATCCAGTCAGGTAAGTCAGCAACAGGTAACACTGTCTCTTTCTCGAACTCTGCGTATGTGTGTATGGGTATACCAAAACACTGCACTCTAGCCATACCCCCAATGAATTCGACTCGGTAGGTATACTTGTCTGGTGATAGCGGTGCGTTAGTATTCGGCAAGGGCTTCTACCTCCGTCATTGTTTCGGGCGAGACGTAGACACACATAGCTTCTTCAACAAAGTCATAGTCGCTCGCGTCTTTCCTCATGCAGCCAATACTAGTCAGCACCTTAGTGTCATACGAATACCCTACGCTCTCCATCGCATCTATACCTGTAGCTTGCAGCACAGACAGCTTAGCCAGAACTTCTTCAGGTAACTTGTTTACATCGTCTACGTGCTTGACGCGCTGCATCTCACCTGCGGTCGTGTCTCTGTAGTGGTAGAACACCTTGTCTATGTTCTTTAGCTTGTATATAGAGAGAGTCTGTAGCCCATCGCACGCAGCAACAGAGTCACCTAAGTCCCGCTTACTCTCTAGGTACTTGTTAGTGCAGTTCTCAATTTGGTGTCGTATGTCAGCACGTACTGGGCGTTGTTCCATAGTAGCTAAGGAGTATTCGAGCAGCGCCTCATTGCTTACGGAGTTTCTCATTGAGCTGAACACGTCACGTTGTAAGGTGTCTAACTTCTCCTGTGCTTGCTGAAGACCCCGCCCAAAGGGGGTTACAGTTCCCTGCATAACTTTCTCTAACACACGCTCACCTGTTGCGCTTTTGGTATCTTTTATTAGCTTAGTCGCGCGGGCTAGGGTCTTAGTTAGGCTAGTGAAACTTCTATCACTGTAGGCTATGCCGTACCTATCCAAGTCGGCGTATGTTATTTCGCGTTCGCGGCGGGTGCTTACAGTCATAACTATGTAGGCATCCTTGTCCCACAATACCTTAGCATCGAAGCACATACTCTGGGGACTAAGTTGTATAGCTAACGCGTCGTCTGCGGTGTGTCTGAACTTAGCGAATGGGTGAGACTTCTTAACACGTTTCTGTAACACGGCTAACTCATCTGCCATTTGTGGGGAATAATAGCTGTCCTCCATCTCGCGGTTAAGTGATGCGTCAAATCCGAATATGGTTTCTATGTGGTTTCTCATGGTGTAGCTCCTGTTAGTTATAGGTTTATGTGTAAGGTCTTGCCGATTGTGGGTCGGGCACTCTTGTTATCTAGGATTCCCCACAGCAGGGGCATAGTCCAAGCACCCCAGTCACCACCTAGATAGCCATCAGTCAGCACGATCACTGCCTGTGCGTTGATGTTGTTGTCGCGTATGTGGTCAGGTACACACTGCACCCTCGTACCTCCACCACCTGCGGGCTTGGTTGTTTGTGTAAGCTGTTCGAGTGGCGTACCGTGGACACCGTATACTTCCTCGCTGCACACCTTGGTATCCCAGTACAGTATGCGTACGGACTCGGGCCTTACTGTATCGCACACACCCTTGATCTCACTCAGGCACTTGGTTAGCTCTTGTTGTCCGATGCTACCCGACGTGTCTATTGCAATGACTAGCTCACCAACACGTTCGGTAATACCACTAGGTCGAAGCATACCCATAGCTAGGTGTCGTCTGCTTGGTTGTCTCCACGTGCTGTCATCGTTACCTCGACACGTTTCTGTAATAAACTCACGTAACACCTCGCGCCAATTAACCTCGGGCTGTAGTAGTTGGTCGATAGCTCGGTTGCCTCCACTACCTACCTTACCTGCGGTCAGCGCACCTTGGCGTACGGCTTGGTCGATCTCTTGTGCTAGCTCACGCTGTTCGTCTGCGTCCATCTCTTGCGCACCTTCCCAGTCGTGCTCGTCTAGTCCTGCACCGTTACCTTCACCCTCACCTTGGTCGCCATCGTCTGAGTTATCTTCCTGATCTTGTTTGAGTATCTTGTAGACCTGCGCTGTGTCCATGTTGCGGAACTTCTCATCGAGCAAGCCTATGTTGTTACCCTCTGCGTCCTTGGGCATTACTGCAAACAAGTCACGGTTCTCGTCTGAGATCATCAGGTTAATCACGTAGTCACATGCCATGTTGGCTAGCTTAGGGTCGTCTTTATATAGGTGTTCCCATGTAGTGAGATGCTTGAACAGCTTATGGTATGTCTCGTGCAAGATAAGGAACCGGAACTCTGAGTCTGCCAGTCCATCGACAAACGCTCGTCCATAGTAGTCGTTCTTGCCATCGGTACAGGCTGTGGGTATGTCGTCCTTGATACCCTTGTCACCGATCATCAGTACACCTGCGAGAGCCACGTACTTCGGGTTGCCCATGATCGCTGTGATGTTTTTAGATAGCCGCTGTTCGGCGGATAGTTGTGTGTTGATTGCTAGCATGATTCGTTCTCCTCGGGGTACAAGTATTCGGCTGCGGAATCTATAACGTCCCAATTAATCCCGATGTTGGCGTCAAATTTGCCTGCCATAAACGCAAGTACCTCGACAGCTTGCTCATGGTTAAGGTCTGGGCGTTGTTGCTGTACATCCTCCACAGACCAAGGGTCTTGAAGCGTTTGGGTCTTATCATCGTAAAAACACATATCCCATCTCCTATTTGTCAGCGCTGAACATGTAGTTGTTAGCCATGCACCAGTCTTGGAACTTCTTGTTCTGCACTACGTAGTCGCGTCGGCTGTACTGCGGTGCGCGTACGCCATTGACAAACAAACCCTGTGCCTCCTTGGATAACCTGTTCATGTAAGTCAGCCAAGGGTCTACCCACTTGCGCTCGATAGTTGCCAGTGCTCGATACACCACCATACACACAGCGGCAGGGCTGTCAGGTACAGGCGCATTCATCGGGTCGGTCTCTATCTGTTCGCGGGTTGGTAGCTTGTCAGC